GACCATCCTTAAAGCAAGACAACTCGGTGCGAAACTCTACACAGGCGTCGGAAGGATCATCAAGATACACCAAGTAGCTCCGACAACATTCGGATGGAATACTAATAGCCTCTCTAAATCAACCATGCTGTCGTCTCTTAGAGAGGCGATAGAGAGCGGTCTTATTGAATTGAATGATAAAGCACTAATAGACGAGGCAAAGTCATATTCCCGTAACGATCTCATTGATAAAGAGATTGATGCAAGGCTTACTACGCGTCACCACGACCTTTTAATGGCATGTTGTATCGCATGGCAGATGAAAGATGAGGCAAGACCAAAGAAATCTATGAAAGAATGGTCATTTGAAGAATTAAAAGAACAAAACCCGGCCATATAACTATCAAATTAGTCAAAAATATGGTATAATACACACATAAATGAAAAACTCCATCGCCAAAAAAACCAGTAATAAGGCCGTAAAAAAGCCTAAAGTGACAAAAAAGAAAACGAAAACTAATGTTGTCAAAAAAGAGTACAAAGTGGTCATTAAACTCAATGACAAGGTATATAAGTTCAAGACAAATGATATTGCAGCGTCGATTCTCTCGGTTAAACCTGAGTTTCTAAAGACAAGAGTGATAATTGAAGTAATAAAAGGTAAGAAGAAGTGCGAAAGGATGCTTTACCTTCAGCGAGGTAAAGTTCTATTTAATAACCGTTATGCGCTTGAAGCTCTAGTCCGAAACCTTATCTTCTAACATGAGCGAAGTATTCGACTTTATCAAAACAGAAGAGAATAACTTCAAGACGCAGCGTGCTCCCCTTACTAACTCGAAGGACTGGAACATGAAGGAGCATATTGAAAGGTGTTTTAACGTATCTAATGGATGGTTCCACCTAGGTAAGAATGATGGTTTGCGTCCATATGACGATATTGTTACTCCTATCATTGACGTAGCATTTCGATCGGAGGGCTTTGATGTAAAGGATATTGTACCGTTCGTAAACGATGTGGAGGAATCATACAAGTCCTTCTTTACCAAGAAATACCATCCTCAATGGGCCAGGAAGCATCAGCTCGATACATTCATTGATGAAGTGGTGGAAAGCTCTATCATCTACGACTTGGTGCTAGTTAAGGATGTGAATCAGACACGTCCAGAGGTGATAAAGCTTCAGGATATCGCATTTTGCGACCAGACAGACGTATTGTCAGGAGCTATCTGCCTGAAACATCAATACTCTATTCCAGATATCCTTGAATATAAAGGTAAATGGAACGACGACAAGATAGATGAAGTAATCGTGATGTCTAAGGCTTCAAAAGAAGTCTCCATGGCAGGCGACAAAGAAATCAAGACTCCGGGCAAATACATCGAATGCTATGAGCTTCATGCCACATTACCCGAAAGTTGGTTGAGAGAAGACGGAGATCCAGATAAGTATGTGCCACAACTTCACATCGTAAACTTCTACACCGCATCAGATGGCTCTAAGAACGGCATTACCTTATTCAAGGGAAAGGATAGAAAGCTTACAGATGTATTCAAGGCCCTAAAGATTGATACTGTGCGTTCTCATGGTAGGGCTTGCGGACGTTCACTCGTAGAAAGGCTATTTGAACCTCAGGTATGGAATAACTATGCAGGAATAAAACTCAAGAAAATGCTTGATGCAGCGGTTAACCTACTCCAGACCGATAGCGAGGAATACGGAGGAATGAAGGTGAGTGATCTTAAAGAAAATACAGTGCTCAAGCACGAGCCTGGCCGACCTCTCACCAAGGTAGACATGGGCATACAGAACTTCACAGCAGTACAAAGTTTCAAGGCAGAGCAGAGCAACACAGCACGCACGCTAGGCTCAGCATCAGAAGCTTCACTCGGAAAAAACCCAGTTTCGGGAACTCCCTTTGCTCTTCAAGACTTGATAGTTCAACAAGGCGATGGAACGCACGAGTACAGACAAGGAAAGATCGCTACTTTTTTCGCAGATGTACTATACCCTGATCTCATTCTCAAATACTTGGTTAAGGATATGAATAAGGGTATCAAGTTCTCGGAGAATCTATCTCTTGATGAACTTGAAGAGATTGCTGAAACTATTTCAGATAATATGGCGAATAAGCGAGTAAAAGATGGAGTCCTTGAAGGAAAAACGTATACCCGGGAGGAGAAAGATCTTCTCAAGCAGACAGTTAAAGCTACCTTCCTCAAGGGAGGAGGTAAGCGATTCCTTGAACTTCTCAAGGGAGAGCTTGAGGACATACCAATGACCGTATTCGTGAATGTCGCAGGTAAGCAGAGGTATATGGCCCAGAATGCAGACAAGCTATCCAAGCTCATCGGAAACATCCTTGCCAATCCGCAAGCCTTCGCAACCATTCCAGGACTCGCCAAGAGCTACAACCAGCTTCTTGAAGAATCGGGAATGAGTCCGATAGATTTCACGTCCATAACGTCAGGAGTGCAGACACCAGGAGCACAGGGAGGAAGCATCAAGTCGCCGATTCAGAAGGAAGAATTACAAAATAACCAATCACTAGCATAAATATGAAAGAAATAAAAGAAATACTTAATGATTTAGAAGTAGCCAAGATAGAAGCATTCTGTAAAGACCAAGATATGTTCGAGGCTGTGAAAAAGGTATTATTTGCAGTCATCTATTCTGACGGTGTTGTAGAAAAAGGCTTACCTCTTAATCAGCGAAATGGTGCTTTTGGCCTCATTGCTAATGCCTATTCCGAAGGACGAAACATCAGCAATGACGAGCTAGGTGCACAACTTAGAGCCAAGTTCGAGGGAGTGCACACGGTACTCGATGGATTTGATAAGTTGAAAAATATTAAGAGCGTAACTGAAGCGGTAGAGACACCATATAACGAAGCAATTTAATGAATAAATATAAAAACATAACGGCTAGTACATTAATAAAGACAGGAAGTGGAACAATTGAGGGAGTGATTATCAACTCTCACTCTTCAGGAACATTAAAGCTGTGGGATGCCGTCTCCGCAGCTGTTCCGGTGATCTGCAATACACATACACTCACGGAGGGGGAGAGGTACATTCCATTATTCGGCATATCGTTCAATATTGGACTGTATGCCACTATCGGTGGAACGGCAGACGTGACGATCGTGTACCGCTAGAAACGAACGCTCTTTTACAACTCATAACTATCACAAACAAATTGGAGTCATCAGCTGAGACTCTAATTGGAGTTTCGTGATAGTTACTCTGATTAGGGACTCAACCGATGACTTCAATGTCATCGGTTTTTGGTTATACCACCTTATCAAAAAGTAATTATTAACGGTTATCACACCTCAAAAGTGACTAATACAAACACATATCATTATGCCTAATGAAAATAAGGAAGTCATTGATCCTATTGAACACAATGAAGAGGTAGAAATCGACCTTGATGAAATCGAGAGCGACGAACCTAAAGAAGAACCTAAAGCCGAAGTAAAGCAGGAACGCCCTGTTGAAACTTTGGAAGCTAAGAAAGCGAGACTTGAAAGACAGTTAGAGCAGACCAACAAAAGGCTTGGTATCACTCCTGAAAAGAAAGAATCGAAGTCTAGCACAACAAATGACTTGGGAGAATCAGCATTCCTTATTGCCAATGGCCTTAAAGAATCAGACGAACGTACTCTAGCTAAGAAATTAGCAAAGGAAACAGGAAAAGACTTAGAATCTCTCCTTGAAACAACCTACTTTCAGACAGAGCTAAAAAATCTGCGAGAAACGAAATCTACTATCAACGCAACTCCAGCCGGAGGTAAGAGGTCAAATAATTCATCAGTAGATACAGTTGAATACTGGATCGCCAAGAATGACTTGCCTCCTGCTTCCGAAGTGGAACTGCGAAGAAAAGTGGTCAACGCCCGCATGAAGAAGGAAGAATCAAAGGGACAGTTCTACAACTCATAATCTCCCGGGCCATTTGTAATTAATACTTAATTTTACAAATCAAATGGCAATCGTACCATCAGAAGCTTTTGAAGTGAAGCTTCAGGAACGACTTTCTGCACCAACCGTGTGGAAGGAAGTTTGCAAAGTAACTTACACAGATAAGGGAATCCTACACAACCCATATCTTACAGACGCAACCGTAGGAACAGGTACTCGTGGAACAGGTTATACCTCGACCGCAGCAGCTACCACTGACGACACCGTAACCATCGACACTTACAAGTATTCTGCTCAGCACATCGACGAGGCAGATCTCGCGCAGAAAACTTTCAGTGACTGGATGGAAATGGCAGACAACATGGGAACTATGTTGAATGAG